AGTTGAAGCTCTCCCGGGGCAGGGAATCACCGGACTACTCCCTCTCGAGCAAGTCCCTATCTCCCGCCAGGCTATAGGCCTCGGGGAGCGCGCCCCGATACCTGCCCCGGGTCCTCTACTGTACCGCGGCCCTCAGGTCTACAGGACCGACGCCTTGAGACTCGCGTTGACGCGGCCGGGCACGATGAGCGGTGCCGATTGCGTCATGACGAACCGCCTGGACGGATCGTCCTCGGTCCAGCTCTTCGGGAAGTACCTCATCGCCCGAAGCGCCTCGACGTCGAGGATCGCGCCGAAGTGCTGGACGCCCTCGATCGCGGGCGTCGCGCCGACCACGGTGCCGGACGCGAAGAACGGCGTCAGAGTGCCGATCGTGTCCTCATACCAGGCCTGATAGGTCCAGATATTGAAGCCGTCGACCGTACCCATGAACTGGAGCCCTTCTTCCTTCGTCGGCGTCACGCGGATCTCGGCACCGACCTCGCGCCTGAGATCCAGCCGCTTCTCGACCTTCGGGTGCTTCCTGAAGTTCTTGAAGACGTCCGGCGCGAAGATGTAGTCGACGATCGGCGCGCCCGCCTCCTGCTGCATCGCGAGGATGCTCCAGTCGTGCATATTGCCCAGCGGATCCGAGTTCGTCTCGTCGCTCCAGAGGTCGTTGCCCGAGAGCGTGATCGTCAGATCCGCATCGCGCCCGAAGTTGACGACCACCGTCGGGTAATCGTCACCCGAGACGGTCACGCTGCCCCCCAGAAGGACCTGAGCGGCCATCCATTCCAGCCGCCGATCGATGTAGGCGATGTGGTCGGCCAGCGTCGCCGCGATCCGCAGGCGATCCCGGTCCTGGGGCGAGTATGCCCCGCCGATCTTCTCGCCCGCCACGCGCTTCACGGCACGCGTCGGATCGAGCGGCGTCTTCGACTTCAGGTACGCCGGCTTGAAGGTCTCGGTCGTGAAGCCCCGCTCCTCCATGATCCTGCCCGCGACGAGCGGACTCACGAAGGGCGCCATCAGCCGGTAGCGTATGCTCTTGTCGAAGTGGATCTCCTCCGACGTCTCCTCGATGATGGTCGTGAAATACCGACTGAGGAGGCCCATCGGCGGCCGGGGTAGGCCCTCGATCACCCCGATCAGATAGTTCGTGGAGAACTGGTCCATCGTTCTGCTCCTGGTTCCGGATTCGTACTAAAAAGCCCGCCTCAGCCGGCTTACGCCTCGGTCGGCGTCGCCGCGATCAGCCAGATCCCCTTGGCGCGCAGCCCCTCGCGGATGCTGTCCGCGTCATGGCCCGTGCCGATCGTCAGCTGGTTCTCGTTGAAATCGCCCCGGAAGTAGGCGATCGTCGTCGCATCGCCCTCGGACGCGTCGCAGTCCTCGGCCAGGATCGCGTCGGGCGTCTCGGAGCCGTCGCCCGCCGCCGAGAGCGAGAGCGTGTACTTCCCGCTCGCCGTGATCTTCCCGAGCACGGCCCCGCGGCTCAGATCCTGGCCGCTGATCAGCGTGATCGACCGGCTGACGAGCGGCAGCTCGCCGGCGATCAGTCGGTCCGGCTGGTAGCTTGCCGAAGAAAAGGATGCTAGCTGATCCATTGTTACTCCCTCGGTTCTCGCGTTGTCCCTGAACGCCGGCTCGCCGGCGCTTGCTTAGTGAGGCTTGATGCCCCTCGAGTCGTAGAAGACCGCGAGCGTCCTCTGAACCTCCTGGGCCTCATCGGAGACTTCGCCGGCGTCGACCGAGGCCTCGAGCTCGACGTCGGCATCGTCGGCGCGCAGTGCCGCGAGCCGCGCGGCCTGCTTGCCCTTTTCGTGCTTGAGGATCTGGAGCGCCGCCTTCTCGGGCGTCGCGTCCGGATCCGCCTTGAACTTCGCGATGAGCGCCTCGCGGCCCGGGCCGGCGAGCTCTTCGATCGCCGCGATCCGGTTCCGCTCGGCCTCTGCCGCCTCGCGCCGGACATCGTCACCGTTCTCGACGGAGACGGAGAGCTTGAGATCGGCCCCTGCGTCGTCACCCTCACCTGCATCTGCATCCGTGACGAGGGCCTCGGTCTTACCGACTGCCTGACTCTTGTCTACGACAAGCGTGTCCGACTTCTTCTCCTCTGCCATGACTGCCTCCCATGCCACTCGGGCCTCTGCCTCGTTCTTGAGCGGTGGCGCCTCGCGGCCGTGGTCGCGGATGTGCTTCGCCAGGTGGTCGTAGATGCCCTGGCGGTCCTTCCACCACTTCGCGCCCGGACCGCCGCCGCGGCCGCCGTTGAGCACCGCGATCCCGGCGCTGCAGCCGTTCACGTTCGCCGCGCCGACGTCGCCGCCCTGGGCGACTTCGTGGTTGATGAACTTGTAGGCGGCCTTTGTCGTTGGATCGCCGTCGGGATCGATCCAGGCGTAGGCCGACCGGTAGTAGGTCTCGGTCCCATCGTTGCGGAGCCGGGCCTCGTTCGCGGGCCCGTCCCAGGACTTCTCTGACGTCGCCGTCTTGTGCGGTCGGATAGCGGGCATCGTGCTGCCTCCAACTGTTGCTGTACCTGGACCCTCGAGCAGCGCGATCTCGCGGCGCTCGAGCTCGTCCTGGAGAAGCGCCAGCGCCTCGCTCACGGTCTGCACGCCGTCCGCAAGGCCGAGCTCGACCGCGCGGGCGCCCTGGTAGATCCGGGCCTCGGTCGCACGGACCGCGCGTTCCGAGATGCTCCGGTTCCGGCTGACCTGGGAGACGAAGAGCCCGTAAGTATCGTCGACGAGCTGCTGCAGGTGCGCGCGCGCCGCCGCATCCATCGGGCGGTGCATCGAGCTGTCGATCTTCCGCGCGCCGGCGTGGATCTGCGTGACCTTCACGCCGGCATCGCTGAGCCGCTTGGTCATATCCCAGTGCGCGAGCACGACGCCGATCGAGCCGACGATCGCCGACTGCGTGACGAACAGCCGGTTCGCCGCGCTGCCGATGAGATAGGCACTGGACGCGGCCAGGTCCTCAACGACCGCCCAGACGGGCTTCGGGTTGTCCGCCAGCCCGTAGATCCGGTTAGCGAAATCGAAGACTCCGTTCGCCTCGCCGCCGGGCGAATCGATGACCAGCAGAACGCCCTTGACGCTCGGATCCCGCACGGCCCCGGTGAACTCGCGGTCGAGGCTCTCGTAGCTCGTGAGCCCGGAGATCGCGTTCAGTCGATCCTCGCGCTGGACCAGCGTGCCGAAGACGTCGACCACCGCGATCCCGTCGACGACCGTCATGTCTTCCCGGGCCCGCGCTTCGGTGACCTCGACCGCCGCGGCCGGTAGCTGCTCGAGCGGCCCCGCCTCCAGGAAGCGAGGCAGCAGCAGCTCGGCGATCACCTCGAGCTTCGCCGGCTCGATCATGAGCGGCGTCCCGAACACGCGCTCGGCGATATGCCGGTAACGTCTGGGTCTCACTCCTCTCGCTCCTCCGCGTCTTCGGCGTCAGGGTCGGCGTCGGCGTCGACGCCGGCCGGGCTCGCGACCGCCTTCTTGCCGGTCGACGGGTCGGTCTCCTCGCTCTCGAGGCCGCCCTCGAGCCGGGCTTTCCGCTCCTTCACGCGCTGGGCGTGCTTGACCTCCCAATCACCGCCCGTGATCGACGCGGTCTCTTCCTCGATCGTAGAGATCCCGATCTGGATCCGCTTCTCGGCGGCCGACGTCTCCTTGAACGGATCGATCTGCCCGGGCGCCGGCCCGATCCAGGTCGCTCGCAGATATGCCGCGCGGACAACTGGATCGTCATTGAAGCCGGGCGCCCTCAGCATGTCGCGCAGGATCGCTTCGGAGATCGCCCACTCGTAGACGGGCTGGCAGAAGTGCTTCGCGAGCCACTGCCGGCGCACCTGGTAGAACTTCCAAGCCTCGAGCAACGCGGCACGCGCGGCGCTATAACTGGCCGTGAAGTGCTTGATCAGGACTTCGAACGGCAGCCCGAGACCCACGCCGATCTGGCGGAGCACGCTCTCAACGAAGGGATCGAAGTTCGCGTTCGGCCGCTGCGGTGAGGCGGTCGTGACCTCCTCGTTGGGCGCGAGGTCGATAACCGAGCCGTAACCGATCTTGTAGTCGCTCGCCTGGGTCGTCGTGCCGCTCTCCTCACTCTCCGTCGCGAGAGCGGCGAGCTGGTCGTCACCAAGCTCGGTCTTCACAAAGATCGTGAACATCCCCGCGATCACCGCCGCCATGAGCTCGGCCTCGCTGTACTGACTCAACTGCTTTAGCGGCTCGATTACGGGCGCGAGGAAGGGGACGCCGCGGACCTGGCCGGACCGCGTGCGATGATAGAGCAGGATCGCGAGCCGCTCGCCCGATTGCCGGCCGCGCGCGGGCACCGCACTCCAGGTCTGGCCGGCGAAGCCCGTGAGGAAGTAATCCCCGGGATGGCGGTTGAGGACATGGTAACGGACGGGTGCGCCGTTCGAGTCGATCTCGACGCCGCCGGCCAGGCGCTCGGTGTCGAGCATACGATCCGGGTTGCAGATCCGGTCGCTCTCGACGAGCTGGACCTTGAGCCCGAGCACATCGCCGGCCGTCGGCCTCGAGCGCCGGACGACCAGGAGATCGCCCGATTCCATGACGGACCGGAAGGCGAGATCTTGCAGGCCGGCGAAGTCGTCAATCCGGGTGATGTCGCAGCCCGTGCTCTCTGACCACGCCCGCCAGACCATTGCCGCCTGGCGCTCCCATTCCTCGGCTTCCTCGTCTGAGAGTCCGAGGATCTCCCGATTGAGCTTCGGCTGGAGCCTGAGCCCGCCGCCGACCACGTTGATCGCGACCGTATTGATCGCACCGCCGGCGATCGGCGCGTTCCGCACGAGGTCGCGGGACCGGGCGCGCAGGGTCGGGAGCTCGGGCAGCGTGTCAGCGTTCGCGCTGCCGACGGACGCGCCCCACTCCTTCATCGAGCGGCGGTCACTGCGCGCGCCTGTATAGCTCGCGGCGATTGCGATTCGCGCCCGGGCGTGCATGCGCGCGAGCGCGCGGCGCGGGCTCACGTAGCCGATCACGCGGTCCAGGAAATTGGGCTCGATATCCTGGAGGTTTCGGCCGAGTCTCTCTGCGTCGAACCTAATCAAGGGGCACTCCCCGGCGGACTCTGACGCCGCCGCGCGCCTCGCGGCCGACCATACGGCGCAGGTACTTCTCGCGGTCGTAGAGCGTCGCGAGGTTCCCGCGCGTCAGCGTCCGGCCGTTGACATCCGTGCTCTGCCCGCGTGTCTCGATCTCTTCGATCGTCGCCTGCACGGTCTCGAGCTGCTCCTGGTAGGTCTTGATCGCCATTGGAGACGTCTGCAAAAAGAAACGGGCTCCGCGCCCCCGTCTGGGAGCTCAGAGCCCGTGTCGGCCCAAAGATCTCTGTGTTAAACTAGTTCAGCTTCTTCCCGCAGTCCCAGCAGTGACCCAACAACGGTGGGCCGTGACCGAAGAGCCAACATGTTAGCCGATCGAGCCAGGTCCGACGTTGATGGCGCGGTATCTGCGATCTCTTCACGGTTAGCAATCTAGGCGCGGAAACTATGCAGTGTCAACCTGCGCGACTAGAAGCCCTTGAAGCGGACGCGCCGGCGTTTCGGCTGGGCCGGCAAGTCGTGTGATGTCGCGGAGGCGCCTTGCTCGTTCAAGTGCTCGGCGAGCTTGCCCAGCTGGTTCCGGATGCCGGCACCGAGCGCATGGAGCGCCGCCAGGTTGAGGACCTCGAGGTCGATCGCCTCGTTCCGCGTCCGCTTCTGCTTGTAGCCTCGGATCATCCGGCCGTGACTGAACCGCCGGACAACGTGCTCGGCCTCGAACTGCGCGAAGTACTCGGCGTCGGCGCCGTCCGGGCCCTGCTGGCAGAAGTGCATGTAGCCGGGCCCGGGTCTCGTGATCTTGAGCCGGTTGAAGATCGTGTCCTTCATCGAGACGGTGCCGACCGTGAAGAGCTTCACGCCATAGCGGTTCGCCTTGGTCGCCCGCTTGAGCGGGATCGCGCCGATCGTGTCCATGCCCTTCGACGCGAAGACGTTCCGTTTCTGCCGGGTGCGGACGAAGCCGTAGACTATGTCCGTGAGATAACCCGAGTCGATCATGCAGGCGCGGATCCGGAGCTTCGCGCCGCTCTCGTGCTCGTAGGCCTTCGTGAGCAGCGCCTCGAGCCGCTCCCAGACGTCCTTCTTCTGGGGATCGCCGTGGATCCGATGATGCGCGATGAGCCAGCTCTCTTCCTCGGCGCCCCAGCCCTTGACTGCGAGCTCGAGCCACTCGACCTGAACGTCGACGCCGGCGGTCAGCACGCCGACGCCGGCCGGGACTTCGGCCGGCCAGTGCTCGCGGCGCGCAGCGAGCTCGGTCGCGTCGGCCTTCTCGGCCTGCTCCTCCCAGGTCTCCCCGAGCACGGTGTTCACGAAGACCTGAAGCCGCTCCGGGCTGGGCTTCGCCTTGAGGAAGTGCTCGACGATCTCCTGCCAGCGCAGGAACGGTGAATACAGCGCGTTCAGATGAAAGCCGGCAATCCGCTCGCCCGGCAGCTCCGGGATCCATTCGCCCTGGCTGAGCATGCGATACTTGTCGACCTCGTCGATCAGAACGCCGCATTCCTGGCACTGATACTTCACCGTCTCCGGCTTGTGGTTTCCGTCCCCGTCCTTCTCCCAGACGATGCCCTTCCACTCGAGGGGCTGCATCGTGCCGCACGCGGGGCAGGGAACGAAGTAGCGCCGGCGGTCGCTTTCGCTGTAGGCCTTCTCAATACGCGACACCCCCTTCACGCCCGGCGTCGAGAACATGCCGATCTTCCGGTTGTAGAAGGTCTGCGTCCGCGCGATCGCGAGCTCGAGCGGATCGCCCTCGGTGCCGGCCGATGCCGGATAGCGATCGATCTCGTCGAAGAGCACGATCCGGATCGGCCGGCTCGAGAGGCCCGCCGGGCTGTTCGCGCCGGCGACGGTGATGTGCCCGCCAGGGAAGATCTTGTGGAGGATCGTGTTTCCGGAGTCGCGACTCCGCGGATCGTGGACTTTGCCTCGCAGGCGCGGGCTGTCCCGGAGCATCGGCGCGAAGCGATCCTTCGACCAGGCCTTCGCCATCGGCTCGACGTTCGGCTGCAGCACCAGCATCGGGCCGGGATCCTGGTCAATGTAATAGCCGACGACGTTGTTGACGATCTCGGTCTTCCCGATCTGGCTCGAGCTCATGACGACGACCATTTGGACGATCGGCTCCGAGAACGCGTCCATGATCCCGCGGAGATAGGGTACGCGATCCGTCCGCCAGCTACCGGGCTCGGCCGAGGCCTCCGGCGAGAGCACCCGGTATCGATCGGCCCACTCGGAGACCGTCAGCTTAGGAGGCGGAGCGAGCTTTTCTCTTACGAGGCCGGCGAGCCGGCGCTTTAGCTCTCTTCTTGCGCTTGGATGAGTCTGAACTGCCACTACGACGCTTCCTCGTCTTCTTCTTAGGCTTCTGGTCCGTGCCGTTCCCGTTCGCCGAATACTCGAGGTCCTCGGCCGCGCGGGTGAGCTCGAGCATGATTTCCTGCGAGATCTGCTCGAGCCTCATTTTGCCCTCGCCGTAAGTGCGAAGCCCGATGATTAGCGGCGTGTACTGGCCCGCCAGGTTGAGCAACGGGGCGCGCAACCGGTCTAATAGGCGAGACAGTTGCCGTTCGATGTCCTCGATCGCTACAAGCTGTTTCCGCCGTTGTGCAAGCTCGATTTCTGCAAGCTCCGCCTGCGCCAGCGCGGCCCGTGCCTTCGCCTCCTCGAGCGCGGGCGGACGTTGACCTTCAACCCGGGCGAGTTTGCGTTGGAAATACCAAGCGATCGCGACGTAGGGATACTCGTAGCGCCGGCCCCTCTTTACGCGCGGAAGGCCTTCGGCGACGAGGCTGTCGATCTGGCGAAGCGAGACGCCGATCGTATCGGAGAGTTCCTTCTTCGTGAGGGTAGGGAAGCCCTCGGAGCTCTGAGTCTCTGCCACGCGCTCACCCCGTCTCCCCTACGCCGGCCGGCTCGAAGATGTCGAGCTGCTCGAGCGCGGCCTTGAACTCTGCAAGATCCGGAGTCCAAGCGCCCCAACGCTCAACGACCGACGTGAACTCCTCGAGGTCATGATGCCGAACGCGCGGCGCTCCGGACTGCTGATCGGTCGTGCAATGCTCAAGCTCGTGATCCAACAGCGCGAGGCGTTGCCGGGGCGTCAGCTCCTGCCAGGCCGACCAGTTCAGAGTGACAACGAAGTCGACGCCGGCGAGTAGCCGTAGGAGCGCGCCCGCCTTCTTGGGCTTCCCGAGGTCAATCCGGCCGGCCTTCGTCAGCTTCTCCCTCCAGAGGTATGCCATCCGGTCTTCACGTAGCTCAGGATGGAGCTTCTGGATCAGGAGCCCTGCTAGGACGCCGATCTGCGGCGCCTTCACCAGGCCTTCCCCCTTGGGCCAGCTCTCGGGCCCCGTCTCGAGGGCGAGCAGCTCCAGCTTCGTGCGGCTCGATTCGAGCTCGGCCGGCAGCTCGCCGAGGTCGGCGCGCTCTTTCTTCGTCGTCATCCCCTCATTCCCCAAGTTCGTATCCGAAGTGCCTTCTCAGAATCCTATCGCTAGTGAACCGGCGACCTCGCGCGGCACCCGCAGTCTTCCGCCGCATCAAAGGACCCGAAGATTCTTCTCAATAAATGCACCTTACGCCTCTCCGATCGACCTGATACTCAATCGATAGCCCGAACGCATGAGCCAAGCGACGACCTTCACCCAATTCGTGCACGGCACGAACCGACGATTCCCGCCGTCCGCCATAGGCTCCTCGATCACGATGCCGGCCTGCTCGAAGCCCTCTCTCAACCGTTCGGCCAGGAGTTCCTGTTGCGTTGCGTCCATGCTTATCTCGCCGTCTTCGCTGCTCGCCGGAAGGCCCGGCGGTAGTTCGCTGCAAACTTCTGCTCTACAACGCGCCGCATCGTCCGGAAGAACTCGAGCCGCGGCGCGATGGGGACCGACTTCTTCAATCGATATAAGACCCGCGTTCCGGCGAATGTTCCGCTTCTACCTGGACCGATACGTTGTAGGACCGCACCGCTCCCGTCGGCCCGCCGAATCATGAAGGTCCGCTTCCTGCCCTTGTAGACTTCTATCGATCCCCGGGTGGCGATCTGCTTGAATCTGAACGCCGCAGGCCGGATCGACTTCTTGACGAGCGCCTTCTTTGTCGGCCGTGCCCCGATCGGTACAGCGAGCGCGCGCCCTTCATGCGGCTCGCGCCGGCCGCGCTCTTCGTGTCTGGCTATGATCTCAGCCCGTTCGGGTCCACCTGGGGGCTCGACTCGAATTACCGCCCGCAGGTTCCGCTTATCCGAGAACGGTTTGATCTTGATACCGCGCTTCACCCACGTTGGCCGGCGAAGAGTGAAAGTCTGTCCCATCTGCTTTTGTTGCGCGCGTTGCGCATCCTTCACCGTATCGTTGATCGCCTTCGATGTAGCGAAGGGGAGCTGATCGGCGAACAGCAGCTGGGCACGCCGCGAGACCTTAGCCGCGTTCGTCCTAAGCTCGATCCTCATGAATCAGCCAATGTCACTTCGTCCAGCGCCTTGGTCGTGCCACGCTCGGGCGTAGTGATCGTGCCATCGTTGAGCTGGATCTGGATATCGTAGTAGCGTTTCGTTGGCCCGATCGCCCGGGTGTCGGTTGGCAGCCAATCGAACCGCACGACAGGATCGAGGTCGCCGCTGCCATTGTTCTCGATCTGGCCCGTTCCCGGTACGTCCGTCGTGGTGATCACCTTCTGAAACAGGCCCGGATCTTCGTCGTCCAGCGCCTCCTTCACTGTCATCCAGGCCTTCGTGACCGTTGCCCCCGCAGCGAGCTCCGAACCAGCGCGGTCGATCGTGCGCCGAACTACCAGGCTGTCGCCCTCAACGAAGCCAGTCAGTTTCGCTTTCAACTCCGGCATCAGACTGTCCTTTCGTCTCTCACTGTTACACTGGCGGCAAACGCATCAGCTGACCTGAGCGTGATCGTTTTGTGGTCCGTCAGCCCTAAAATCGCTGTGCGTTCGTCAGCTAACCCAAATATAATCGTCTGCTCATCCGCAAGACGCAGAGCAATTACTGCCGATAGTATGCGATCAGGCGTGAACTTGCCAACCAGCAGGCCGGTTGCTGTGAGTTCAGCGGCAGCCTCAAATACAGCGGCGGCCGAATATTCGATGCTTGGCTGAGCTATCAGTTCGGCGGCAGCCTGGAGGTTAGCCGCGCCAAGATGGTCGACCACAGCCGGCGCCACGAGCAGCGCCTCAACCTGCAAAGCGGCCGCACCCGGCAACGCGATCGACCCGATGGCTTGGATCTCGGCGCTCGCGGCCAGTGATGCAGCGCCGATGTGCTCGACCTCGGCAGCACCGACGAGCTCGCCAGCGGCGACCAACGAGGCAACCGCTGCATGAGCAACCTGCGCCACAGCAGCCAGGTGCGCCTCAGTAACCAGCGACGCGGTGCCAAGCCGGAGTCCCTCGATCGTGCCGGCCGCGGCGCACTCGGCAAACGCGATCAGGCCAGCCGCGCCTGTGCGTTGGACGGTGGCCGTGGCGGAGAGAGCTGCGGCGGCCTCGAGGGGGGCTGAGGCTGTGTGCTCGACTTCGGCGATGGCTGCCAATTCAGCCGAAGTCTCCAGCAAGGCGGCGGCGACGTACTCGACTTCAGCCGTCGCGGCAACGGATGCAGCTACCTCGAGCGCAGTTGTGGCGCTGAAGTCGACCTGGGCAGCGGCAGCGACTTCGGCGACAGCTTCCAGCGCCACGGCACCTTGGACCAAACCCTCGATGGCAGCACTGGCGGCCAGCTGCGCCACCGCCTGCATCGCCACAGCACCCGTATGCTCGACGCTCGCGGCTGCTACCAGTTCAGCCGCCACTTCCACCGCCGCCGCAGCCGGATACTCAACGGCGCTCGTTGCTGCAATCTCGGCTACCGCCTCCAGCGCCGCCGCCCCGTACCGGGTCACATGCCCAACCGACGCGACCTCAGCTACCGCCTCCAGCGCCGCTTGACCTACGTGTTCGGCTTGGCCGGCAGCCGCCAGCTCGGCCACGGCCTCCAGCGCCGCCGCACCGCCGTACTCCACCACGCCAGCGGCCGCTAGCTCGGCCGTGGCCTCCAGCGCGGCCGAGCCGGTATGGATGCCCGCGACCGCGCCCGCCGCCGCCAGTTCCGCAACGGCCTCCAACGCGGCGACGCCCGTATGCTCAACGGTGCCCGCAACCGCCAGCTCTGCCGCTGCCTCAAGCACCGCTGCGGCCTCATGGTCTACCTGCGCGGTGGCAGCGACTTCCACAGCTGCCTCGATCGCCGTGGCACCAGTGTGCTCGGCCGAAGCCGTCGCCGCCAGTTCCGTTACGGCTTCCAGCGCCGC